AGGAGGGTTGCCATGCCTAAACCCAAGGTCAAAGTTTTTTTGGACAGCGGTGCCTACTCTGCGTGGACCCACAACAAGACCATCCCACTTAAGGCCTACATCAAGTTCATCAAGGACGCGAAGGATTGGCTCTGGGTTTACGTCAACCTAGACGTCATCCCCGGATCCATCGACCATCCCCGCACGAGTGAAGAGGTCGAAGCCTCGGCGCGCAAGTCCTATTCCAACCTGCAGAAGATGAAGGACGCTGGCCTGCGCCCGCTCCCGGTCTTCCACCAAGGGGAAAGCTTCAGCTGGCTCGACAAGATGCTGCGCGACGGCGAGACCTACATCGGCATCAGCAGCGCCAAGAACCTTCGCAACGAGGAACAGGAGCGCTGGCTAGACGAGTTCTTCTCGGTGGTGACCAACAAGAAGGGCGAGCCGCTCATCAAGGTGCACGGCTTTGGGTCCGCGCATATCAACCAGCTTCGCCTCCATCCCTACTATTCGGTGGACAGCGCCGGTTGGAGGATTGCCGCCGCCTACGGCAAGATGTACGTTCCGCGCTGGCCTAACTTTCCGAACGGCCGCCCGGACTATCTCAAGCCACCCGAGCTCATCACTATGAGCGGCAACCTGCAGGTGTCCAAGCATGGGCAGGATCGGCAGTTCGACTCGGTGCACTTCAACGGTCCCATGCATCAAGCTTTGATCCGGCGCTTCCTCGAGGAAGAGGTCGGCGTCAATGTCGGCATGGCACGCTACTCAGACCGCATCCGCTATCGTGCGCTCGCGGTCTATTACCAACGGGTGTCCGAGGCCCTCGTGCATGTTCGCTTCGACCGCCACCTGCCGTTCGGAATGGACCGCGACAAGAAGGCGGTGGCGGAGCTGCTAGCCTCCAACAAGGTGCCGAATACCAAGCACCTCAACTTTGTGTTCTCGACCGCGTATGACTCCGACTGCTGCGCCGCCCTCCTAGAAGCCAAGGCCGATCTGCATCTGCTCTCGTATTATGAGATCAAGAAGCGTCCTGAGATACTGGAGAAGTATGCGATGGAGGGAAGAGTGGTCAGCAACCGACCTCCGGTGGGCGTCGAGATTGACTGGGATAATCCGCGCTATGTGGCGCACCGCGGGCGATCGATCGCCAAGCGCATTTTAGAGTTAGGGAGGCAGGAGAATGTCGGAGCCAATCTTACCGCAGGTGCTGATTAATAGGCTTGAGCAAGTCGAGCCTGCCCTGGCCGTCAACCAACTCATTCCGTTGCTGACGCACTACTGGTTCACCGGCAACCACTTGATGGCCTACAACGATCAGATCGGCATGCAGGTGCCGATGAAGACCGAGTTTCGGGGCGCAGTCCCCGGCAAGTTCCTGGAGCTACTCAAGGTCAAGAGTACGTCTACATCAAAGCATAAGGAAGACAAGATCGAATTGACCGGCTCCACCAGCGAGCTCGTGGTCAAGCACGGCAGACGCACCAACTTCAAGCTCGCCATGCTTGAACCCAACTTCGTTTTCGATATGCCTAAGCCGTCGCGCCGGGAGCCGCTCCCGGAAGCGTCGATGGAGAAGCTGATTGACGCCGTGTCCCACTGCCTCATTTCTGTTGGCCGTGACACCTCGACCATCGAGCAGCTTGGTATTACGCTGGAGCCTAAGGACAACAACGTCACGCTCTACGCCACCGACGGCGCCACCATCAGCCGCAGCAAGCTCGACCAGGGAACCATCCAGCTGGATGCGCGCGCCATCGTCCCGACCAAGTTCTGCGAACAGATGATTGCGCTCTACCGCGCCAAGAAAATACAATGCGACTTCGAAGTTGGAATTGCCGGCGAGACTAGGTACGCACTCTTCACCGCAGGAAAGACCCGCCTATATGGCCGGTTACTAGAGAGTAGAAATCCCTTGAACTTCGAGGGCACTGTGGACTACCATCTGCCTCGCGGCCACTCTTCTAAACTTGTAAAAGTCCCAGGCGCTTTACATGCAGCGTTAGAGCGAGCGTGCATTGTGTGCGACGCTCAACGCAGGCTCACCCACGTCATAATCGATAACGGCAAGATGGTGCTGAAGTCCAAATCCGACACCGAAGAAGTTACCGATGAGCTACCCTATCCGCACAACGGAGCTGGCAGGCTTGAAGTCAAGCTGGAACCAAAGCTGCTTAAGAAGGCGGAAGACTACGACAAGATGATGGTGCACGGCCCTTGCGTTATTATGTCGAAGGGCCAATCCGTCTATCTCGTATCCTGCAGTACTGCGTAGACCTCCCACCTTCTTAGTTTGCGTTTCCCTAGGACGACCAACCTAGAAGGGGAAGCTATGGGATTTTTCTCGCTCGGCGGGCGCACCGCGCTCGCGACTGCTGCTGGCTTTTCTAAGGACCTTCTGCACAAGAACGAATGCACGGTATGCCCTCTCAACGACGCCAAGATATGTAGCCCCAAGATGAAGCCGACCGGCTCGCGTGAGCCGGTCATTTACGTTCTAGGCGAGGCTCCCGGCTCGGAGGAGGACAGGCTAGGCCGTCCGTTTGTAGGCCCGTCCGGTAAGCTGCTGAAGCGCTACCTGAAGCCGGAGGTGCAGGAGCTAGTCCGGTGGGGTAACGTGATCCGCTGCTACCCCGGCAAGGACGCTACCCCCGGTCCGATCGAGACCGAAGCCTGCCGCCCCTCGGTCATCCGCGACATCGAGGCCACGCAGCCCGAGGCCATCTTCGGGTTTGGCAACGTCCCGCTCAACTGGCTTATAGGCGAGACCGGGATTAGCAAGTGGTGCGGGCGGCGCATCCCGGTCAAGGTCGGCGAGCACGTCTGCTGGTACTACCCATTCCTGCACCCGGCTGCGATCCTACGAAGCAAGCCGGAATATCACCCCGGCCCGTACCAGTCCGAGGACGAGTTTGCGCTGGCGTTTCAGATCAAGCGCGCCCTCCGGGAGCTCGACCGCCTGCCAGCTGCCATCGTCCATGATGAAAAGGAAGCGCTGCGCGGACTGGAGATCATTACCGGGCATGGAGGCGAGGCTGACCTCGAGCGCGTCAAGGCTTTCCTAGCCGAGCTCGATGCCGAGTCTGTGTCCGGCTTTGACTACGAGACCAACGCCATAAGGCCTTATGCCAAGGCGGCTAAGCTGCTGAGCGTGGCCTTTGCCGGTAGCAAGCGTGTGGTAGGCATCGCGCTCTCCCACAAGCGCACGGGCTGGACGCCTAAGCTGCTCAGGACCGTCCACGGCTTACTAGCTAGGTTCCTCCTAAGCCGGGGACTCAAGCGCAGGCTCGTGGCCCACCAGCTCCCGTTCGAAATCGAATGGAGCGCCACTTGGTTCGGCGATGAAGTCATCTGGAACACCGGTTGGGGCGACACCGCGAGCCAAGCCTACATCCTCGACGAGCGCCCATGGACCTTGTCCCTCGAGTTTCTGATCAAGGAATACTTCGGCTTCAGCATCAAGAGTATCGACAACCTCGACCGCAATACACTCGACGATGCCCCACTAGAAAACGTCCTGCGCTACAATGCCCTGGACGCCAAGTACGCCCGTCTCGTCTTCAACGTGCAGGAGAAGCGACTCAGGGACGAAGGCCTGATGGAGGTCTACCGGCATCAACTCGAGCGCACCGTGGCAGTGGTCCCCACGCAGCTAAACGGCGTACCGATAAACGAGGAAACCAATCTAGCGCTCATGACCAAGTACGAGCGCAGGCTGGCCAAGATCGAAGGGACGATCGAGAGCAATCCCCAGGCGCAGCTGTACAAGCGCCGCACTGGGGGCACCTTCCGACCATCCGCGCTAGACGATGTTCGCCGTTATCTCGTCCTCGTTCTAGGCCTGTCCCAATTCGAAAAGAAAAATGGGATGCAGGTTGACGAGGCCACGCTAAGGGAAATCGACGACCCGATCATCAAGCTGGTTCTGCGCTGGCGGAAGACCAACAAAATTCTTTCCACCTACATCAAGCCAGTACAACGGGGGGAGGGGCATGTGCAGGACGACGGCTACATGCACCCGATTATCAGCACCACGAAAACTCGCACCTGGAGAACGTCGAGTGAGGAACCCAACACGCAGAACTGGCCTATGCGCGATCCGGCCGCGATCGAAGCCCGCACGCAGGTATCGGCTGGCCCAGGTTACACCGTCGTGGCGTTTGACTTTGCTGGCATCCAGGCTCGCAACGTGGCGATGGAGAGTAAGGATGCCGCGCTCGTCAAACATTTCCATGAGCACTATGACATCCATACCGACTGGATGATGCGGCTCGCTAAGCTAGACCCACGTTGGGCCAATCGCAGCGCGCTGGAGAAGGACAAGGCCCTCTTCAAGAAGCACCGGCATCAGGCCAAGAACAAGTTTGTATTCCCCTCATTCTTTGGCGCCCGTCCCAAGTCCATATCCCGTTCGCTTGGTATCGAGGTCAACACCGCCGATAAGCTGCAGCGTGCGTTCTGGAATGAGTTTCCCGACATCAAGGCTTGGCAGGAACAGCTCGTGCGCTCCTACTACCAGACGGGATATGTGACCGGGCTAAGCGGCTTCCGGCGGCGAGCCCCTATCATCCACAACGAGCTCATCAACAGCCCGATCCAGTCGGACGAGTCGCGTATCGTCTGCGGCGCCATGGTGCGCGTCGCAAGGCTGGGCATTCCCTGCACCATGGAAATACACGACGATCTCACCTTCATCATGCCGAATAAGAAGATAGACGAATATTCGGAACTGATTATCACGGAGATGCTACGCCTCGACCTCGACTGGATCAACGTGCCACTGGAGGTGGAAATGAAGGTAGGTCCTAATTGGGGAGAGATGAAAGAGGCGGGAAAGTTTGAGTCGGTTAAGGGCGGAGGATGGCGGGAGCTCGAATGAAAGTTTGGCGGTTTTATCGTTGCATGCGACGGCTTGGCTTTTCTCGCTTCGAGGCGCTGCGATGGGCCTTGGCAAACCTGTATGCACGGCGCCAGGAGAGGGAACGACTTGAAAGGAAGGAGCTAACGTGACCGGAGCACTCGACGAGACCGACTCGCTGCATACGCGGTTCCGACCAACCCGCTTCAAGGATGTGTTGGGGAACGAGGATCAGGTGATGGCGTTCTACAACGCCATCAAGGCTAAGCGGCAGCAGACCTTCCTGCTCGTGGGACCGAGTGGAGTAGGCAAGACGACGCTAGCGCGCATCGGCTGCAAGACCTTGGGCTGTATTGCGCCGTTCGGCGTTAGTGAGATCAATGCCAGCAAGTACACCGGCGTGGAGGACATGCGCGCGGTGGAGGATATGACGGTTTACCACGCCTTCGGTTCGCCGGTGCGTGGCATTATCGTGGACGAGTGCCACAGCCTGAGTTCGCAGGCATGGCAAAGCTTGCTCAAGGCCACCGAGGAACCACCTAAGCACGTCTATTGGTTTTTCTGTACCACCAACCCCATGAAAATACCGGCAACGGTGCAGACCCGGGCGATGTCCTTCAACCTGAACCTGATTGCCGAGGACAAAATCCGGGAGCTGGTGGAAAACGTTGCGGTCAAGGCTGAGATCGCTTTGCCGAAGGGCGTGGTGGGGCTTATAGCTAGAGAGGCGCAAGGCAGTCCCCGGCAGGCTCTAGTCTACCTCGAGAAGGTCCGTAGTGAGCCTGACTTAGACGCGGCCGAGCGCGCACTCGATAAGATTGCAGCTGGCGTTGATGCGATTGAGCTAAGCCGATACCTCGTCGCTGGCGGCAAGCTAAGCTGGGCTAAATGCAGCTACCTGCTGGAGCAGATACAGAAGAACGAAGAAGACCCGGAGGGCGTCCGTATCGTGGCCGTGAATTATACGCAGAAGGCTTTGCGTGGCGCCAAGAGCGACGACCGGGCGCAGTATTTGCTGCATGTGCTTAGCAATTTGTGCTCCATTCCCTACAACCAGGATAAGGGCGAGCGCTACGCCTTGCTTTGGCTCGCGGTTGGGCGCATCGTCTTCAATTAAGAGGCTCCCATGCCAGAACGGCAACGACTCAATCCGCCAGCGCGGCGTGATCCGACGCCAACTCTCGTCGAGTACGAGGAAGGCCTGACGATAGACGAGCATGCGCTGCAGCGGGATTGCCGCAACCAGCCTGAGCTGTTCTATCAGATTGCCAAGGCGGTAGGGCGCGCTCGCGGTGAGTACGAAAGCGCCAAGGTGGCGCACAAGCGGGTTCAGGCTGAGACTGAGATTACGATTAGGACGGAGGCGGAGGAACTGGAAGCCCGCCTCACGGAAGCTAAGTGCGCATCCCTCGTCATGGATGCGCCAGCGGTTAGGCGCGCCGCCGACCTAGTAACCGAGTGCAACGCCAAGGTTGAGACTTTGCAGGCATTGAAGGAAGCGTATATCCATCGTCGAGACATGCTCAAAGAGTTAGTCCAGCTGCATATTTCTAACTACTATGCGGACCCGGTTCGCGGCTCCGAGTCCAGATTGCGCGATTCGGCCGTAGCCGGTGTCCGCGCCAGTAGGCGCCGAGACCAAGAAAACGAGTAGGAGGTAGGCGATGGTAAATAAGCGCGTGGGTAATCTGCGCCGTGATAATGGCGGCGGTGGTACAGGCTTTGAGTACGTCCCGGCCAAGTCGTCTTTCGTTAGGCGGCAGACAGAGCGGCGGTTAGGACGGCAATACGATATCCTCTTCAAGGATAATTACCTGCACTTGAGCAAGTTGCAGGAAGGCGACAATCGGTTCCGCATTCTTCCGGCTACGTGGAAGCCGCATGATGACTTTGCCTGCGTCGTCTGGGCGCATCAGTACATCGCCGCCAACTCCGGCTCGTACGTTTGCCTTGCTAAAAATGAGGCATGGTTTGAGCCACTGGATTGTCCGATCTGCGAGGAAGCGTTGCAAGCGTCTCGCGATCAGGACGAGGAACGCGCCAAGAAGTACTCGGCCCGAGAGACGATGGTGTGCTGGGTAATCGACCGCCGCTCGCGTGAATTTGAGGACAGGCCGCAGCTCTACGCCATGCCGCCGACGCTCTACAAGGATATCTGCGGATTGATTTACGACACCGAGACCGGCAAGGCCTCGATGATCGACCACCCGACTAAAGGCTTCGATATCCGGGTCAAGAAGTCCGGTCAGATGCTGCAGACGCGATACCTGCCGATGATGACGGCCACCTGCCCGATCAATCCCGATCCGGATGTGACCAAAGAGATTTTGGCCTTCATCACCAAGAACCCGGTGCCGAAATGCCTCGAGATCAAGACTGAGGACTATCTGGAGAAGATCGTCAGCGGCCTCGCCGGTGGGCGCGATCCCGACCTAGACGAGGACGAGGACGAGGCTGCACCTAAGAAGAAGCGCGCTAAGCTGACGGCGCGCGATGAGGACGAAGACGAGGACGAGGTGGACGAGGACGAGCCGCCGCCCAAGAAGAAGCGGCCCAAGATGCAGGCTGTGGACGAGGACGAGGATGAAGACCAGGAGGAGGAAGACGATGCGCCGCCAAAGAAACGGCGGAGGCTCACTGCGCGCGATGAGGACGAGGATGAGGAAGATGCGCCTCCGTCTCGCAAGAAGAAGGCCGCAGTGGTTGACGACGACGATGACGCAGACGAGGACGAGGACGACGCTCCCAAACCCAGGCGCAAGCTGCGGGCTGCGCCTGCGGATGAAGACGAGGACGAAGAGGATGACGCTCCGCCTAAGCGCAAGAAGCTCAAGGCGAGGGCTACGGTCGACGAGGACGAGGACGAGGAAGTCGACGACCAGACGGACGACGATGAAGACGAGGATGCACCACCGCCCAAGCGCCGTTCGGGTGGTCGTGAGGGACGCCGAGCCAATCGGTGACTAGACCTCGCTTAGATGCAGCAACCCCTTCGGGCCGGCGGAACTATTTCGCCCGCCCGAAGGAAGACGTTGCCTTCATCCCCTCCGGTTCCAAGCTGCTGGACCTCGCCTTAGGTGGAGGATGGGCAGAAGACCTCATCAGCAACATCGTCGGGGATAAGTCGACCGGCAAGACCTTGCTGTGCATCGAGGCTGCTGCCAACTATGCCATCAAGTACCCCAGCGCCCGGATCAAATATCGCGAGAGCGAGGCGGCATTCCTGCCCTCGTATGCGGCTGCGCTTGGGATGCCAATCAACCGCGTGGACTTCGGCCGGGAGCGCCTCGACACGGTTGAGGATATGTTCGACGATCTAAGCGACACCGCTAGGCGCAAGGGACGCTGCCTGTACATCCTCGACTCGCTGGATGCGCTATCCGATCGCGAGGAAATGGCGCGCGATATGGACAAGGGCAGCTACGGCGCCAAGAAGGCTAAGAATATGAGTGAGATGTTCCGGCGCATTGCTGGCACCCTCCATGATGCCAAGATTACTCTGATGATCGTCAGTCAAATTCGCGACAACATTGGCGCGACTTTCATGATGCGAAAGACCACGCGCAGCGGCGGTCATGCGCTTGACTTCTATGCGAGCCAAGTCCTTTACCTTGCCCAGCTCGGCCAGCTGAAGCGAACTATCAGCGGCATCGAACGGGTGACTGGCGTCAAGGTTCGGGGCAAGCTGGAAAAGAACAAGGTTGCGCTACCCTTCCGCGAGGCTGAGTTTTCGATCCGGTTCGGCTACGGGATTGATGATTTAGAGGCTTGCTGTGCTTGGCTAAAAATGGCAAAGTCACTAGGCCGGGCCGGAGTGCCGTCTGACTACAAGGGCTTCCTGCGAGAGACCGCCAAGGAGAGCAACGGGGCCTACCGTAAAGTTGCGCGTAACATCCACTCCACCATCGAGACTAGGTGGTACGAGGTAGAAAACTCGTTTTTGCCGACGCATCGTAAATATGACTTCTAGAATACAAATTACTGGTCTGTGGTTCTGGGACTCGCCGGTCAGTCTCTACGTCGTTGAAGACTTCAAGGAGTGGCGTTTTGAGCCAAACGAAATGGGCGGCGTGCGGGCGATCTTTCCATTCGACGGTGACATTAGGCATGTGCCAAGAGACTCACGGATCTACTTCGACGCAGCGTCGCGTAAGATTTTGCGGATTGAAGAATATCAATGGTGGGACCGGAGGTACCGAGTGATTTGATTTTCCTCTTTAGCCGTCCAGGAGGGAAAAGACGTGTTAGGACGGAATTGTGATGATGGAGAAATGAGAATGCGTACTGCTATGTTGAGACACGTTCAGACGGATCCAGACTACAAGGCGCTTGATGAAGCCGACCTTGAGGCGTGCGCCTTTAGCGGACTTCACACGGTCTTGCTGAATAAGGCGGCTCGCCGTCTGGTTATCCTGCAGGTCAAGTCTCAGAAGGGAAATGACTTTTCCCTGAGTGAGCAAGACCTTCTAGCCGCCAAGGCTCTACTTCGGGACGGAGGAATTGTGGCTGCGTACGTGGCCCAGGTTGATCCGGCTAATCCCAAGCGAGTCTTGGCGTGGGAAACCGTCCGTAATGTCTGGCGTAATGTGAAGGACGAGGAACCACGAGAAGGTGAGCACGGGCCGTATTGGTACCTTAAGGCCAACACCTTCACGGTTGGAGGCTCCCGGGTGCCTCGCGATACTTGGGCGCCTGGTACCTTGATGTCTATGTTGCGTGGCGTGCGACCCTCTCACGAGCGAGAGGAAGAAGAAGAGCATATGGTAGACTAATGCGTAAGGGCGGCGGCAAACAGAAAGGCTCGGCGTTTGAGCGCGAAGTTTGTCGCCGCCTCTCTCTTTGGATTACCGATGGCCAGAAGGTTGACTGCTTCTGGCGCAGTGCGATGTCAGGTGGGCGTGCAACGCGAGCACGCGGCAAGGTCCGGCAGGCTGGCGACATAACTGCCGTGGCGGAAGAGGGCAATGCATTCTGCAATCAGTGGTTCGTGGAATGCAAGCATGTGGCGCACCTCAACCTCGAGGGCTTCCTCATCAAGGGACTGGGCAAGCTGCACGAGTTCTGGAAACTAGCCCGGAGCGAGGCGCGCAAGTACGGTCGCGATCCGATGATTATCTGCAGGCAGAACGGCTGGCCGGTTCTGGTCATCAGCCGCACGGACCATGTGGCACATTGGGCTCCACCACTCATTCGTGCCGAGGGCTTTGATGTTACGCTGTTCGAAGATATTCTTGCCGCTCCACACGATCGCAGTTTAGGCCATATTAAACCCCGTGGCATTACGAGTTAAGAGATGGACCATATCTCAGGCATCGCCTTCTATTTGATGTGCGTGATCTTCGCCACGTCACCGGCATGGCTGTACGCTATCTGGTTACTTGCGCACTGAGGAGTTCAAAAGCCATGACCGACATTGTTGAGGCCGCCGCCGAGATCGAGCGGCTGACGGCCGACCGTGAGAAGTGGAAAGCCAGTTGGCTTGAAACGCACGGCTGCGGGCGGCGCTGGAAGGCTTGTTGATGGAGTGGGACAAGCTGACCAGATACGGAAGCCCGATGGCCAAGGCTGCAAACGAACGGGTAACGGCAGCCCGCGCCGCCCTCTTGGGCAAGGAGGGATAGATGTGCCCAGGAGGTGAGTGCATAGGTCCCTTCACGGTAATTATCGCTGGGGCGATCGCGTTCGCAATCATCATAGGATGGTTCTTCTTCACTGGCTGGCTGCTACGGCGATGACCGACCTCGTCGTTGGCGATCCCCATCTGAATGACAACCCGCGCGACTCATACCGGCATAAGTTCTTCACCGACGCGCTTCCGGGTCTGCTAGAAGATCGCAAGCCCGACCGCATGATTGTGGTGGGCGACATCACCGACGAGAAGGACCGGCATTCGGCTTGGCTTGTGAATAAGGTCGTCAGTCATTTCCATATGCTGACCAGCCACGTGCCCGAGATCATCATCCTCAAGGGCAACCACGATTACGAGGACGAGAACAACCCCTTCTTTCATTTCCTCAACCGCATCCCCGGCCTGCGCTTTGTCTCGCACGTTATCCGCAAGCAGGGCACGCTGTTTCTGCCCCACACCACGGATCATGTCCGCGACTGGAGCGAGCGCAAGACGGCTCCACTTGCCTACGCTCATAACACCTTCGAAGGCGCGCTCGGCGGCAATGCCACTAAGTTGCGCGGCGTCCCGCTCGAGGCCTGCCCGGCCGAAGCCGTGATTGCCGGTGATGTGCATGTGCCGCAGATGCTCGGCAAGTGTGTGTATGTGGGAGCTCCTTACCGCATCGACTTTGGCGACGACTTCGAGCCTCGCCTCCTACTCGTGAAGCCCAATCACACTTGGACCTCGTTCCCGGTGGGCGAGCTGGTCCCGCAGAAGCGTCTCGTGGAGTTGGCGAACCCGGAGGAGCGCAAGGCCCCTAACTGCAGGCCCGGGGACATCCTCAAGATACGGGTCAATCTCAAGTACCGCGATGTTGCGGACTGGCCGATGACACGGCAGACGATCTCGACTTGGGCGCAGGAGAAGGGCTTCGTGGTCAACTCGATCCTGCCGCGCGTGCACTACAAGGCGGGCGCGCGTCCGGTGGCCGTCGATCGCAAGAGCGATGAAGAGCTCGTCAAAGAATATTCGAGCGCAGTTGGTCTCGATAAGGTGACTACGAAGACCGGAGTTCAGTTGCTATGAAGTCTTTGAAGTTCTATTGGTGGGAAATTGCCTTTATTGGCGTGTTCTGGTTCGCCATCGGCGCAATGATTGGCGTCGCCTTCTGTACGGGAACGAAATGAACCTGAGCTTCCGCCGCATAGTCATCCACAACTTCAAGGCCTTCAAAGGCCCGGTTAAGCTCGACCTAGCCTCGCAAGGTCTCGGCCTGCATTTCGTTGCCGGCAAGAACGAGCTGGAGCCTAGCCTGCACTCAAACGGTGCCGGCAAGTCCTCACTCTGGGATGCGCTTGTGTGGTGCTTGTACGGCAAGACTGTGGACAACCTACGCAACCCCGACATCAAGCCGTGGACGGGAGCGCGGGAAACCCGCGTCACCGTGCTATTCCGCTGCGATGATGTGCGCCATCGTGTGACCCGCACCACCTTTCCTAACCGCCTTTTGCTGAACGGCGAGGTCGTGAACCAGGAACGCATCGACGCTACGCTCGGCGTTGGCTTCGATCTGTTTACTCACACGATCCTGATGGGCCAAGGCCGGCCGCTATTTCTCGAGCTCCCGCCCCGCGATAAGCTGGACCTGTTCTCGGCCGTCCTCGACCTCGACAAGTGGGAGCGCCGCAGCCGTAAGGCTGACGAGCTAACCAAGGAACTGGACCGCAGCATAATCCGGCTCGAAGAGACCGTGCGGCTTGGAACCAATCAGCTGGCCATGCTGAAAAGCCAGATCGAAGCCGCGCAGGTGGAGCACGATCGCTGGGAGACGGCACGCTTCCAAGAAGACTTGAATGCTACCGCCGAGACCAAGCGCTTGGAAAAGGAACGCGATGGCCTTAAGCGGGAGAGAGACAAGGCCGACCTCGAATATGATGGCGCCGAGACCGAAATCCGCGCCCAGCGCGCGCAGAAGACCCAGCTGCAGGAGTACCTCGAGCTCGCCACCGCGCAGCAGGATAAGGAGGAACGGGAGCTGGCCGCCAAGCGCATTGAGCTAACGGAGATACGAGCTGAGCTAGCGCGCGACCTTGCTGATGGCGACACCTGCCCTACCTGTGGCCAGCAGCTCACCCTGCAGGGCCTAGCCGAGCATCGCCGGGTGCTCAAGGCTAAGCGCGATCGGCTGAAGGCCGAAATCGAGCTCGGCGTCAGTTCCGGGACCATCTCCGCCATCTCCGACCTGCGCGCGCAAATTTCTAGAATTAAGGACGAAAACTTAGAATTTCAGCGCAAGGCCGATGCCGCCAATGACCGCATGATCTCGCTTGATCCCCAGCTAGCTCAGCTGGAGGCGCGCATAGAGCAGGCCAAGACCGCCAAGACCCGCCGCGAGCGTGAGATCAACCCTTTCGAGTCCCAGATCATGCAGCTCAAGTCTCAGCGCGGTGAGCTGCGTTCCCAGAGCCGCGCCGTGGGCGAAGAGTTAGCAGTTGCCCAGCGCGATCGAACCCGCACTCATTTCTGGATCAAGGGCTTCAAGGATGTCCGCCTGTTCGTAATCGAGGAAGTCTTGTTGGAGCTAGAAGTGGCGAGTAACGCCCTGCTAGACCAGTTCGGCTTGATGGGTTGGGCGATCCGCTATAGCATCGAACGCGAGACTCAATCCGGTAATGTAAGCCGCGCCCTGAATGTGGAGATTATATCTCCGCACAATTCCGGCCCGGTCCGCTTCGAAAGCTGGTCGGGTGGGCAGCAACAGCGGCTGCGCCTGATTGGCTCGCTGGCGTTGTCTGACGTTCTATTGGAACGGGCCGGCATCCGACCGTCGATGGAGATACTCGACGAGCCGTCCCGCTCCATCACTTCGCGTGGCGTGCGTGATATTGTGGACGCGTTAGCCGACCGGGCGCAGCAGCGCGGAATGCAGATTTACTACACCGACCACACTGCGGTACAGTCCAGCCGGTTCGCTAACTCGATCGTTGTCACGCTGGACGGGAATGGTGCCCACCTATGATCAAGTTTTATAGCCGGGTCAAGAAGGTGGAGCGCAAGAGCCGCATGATACGCGCGTGGAAGGAAGGCGATGACGTAAAGACCGAAGAGGAAGACCTTGGCTTTTTCATGCTGCTAGAAGGCAGCTTGGAGTATCTTTACGTGGGTCGCACCGAACCTCCTTTGCAGGTAGGCGACAAGGTGGTGGTCACAATCGCGAAGGTCTAGGGCAATGATTATAAACCAAGACGTCAACGCGCGGCAGAAGGACTACACGCAAAGCCCGAGCGAAATCCTCGTCACCAAGATGTTCCCGACCCTGCAGGGCGAGGGCCCACTCGCTGGCCGGTTCGCGATCTTCCTCCGCCTAGCCGGATGCAATCTGGGAGCTAAGCACAGCTGCGAGTGGTGCGACACCGACTTCAAGCTGAAGGAAGGCAAGGTTCGCCGCATCTGCGACCTCCTAGCCGAGGCCGAAGACCTCGTGCTTGGTAAACGCAAAATCCTGGTCCTGACCGGAGGCGAGCCGATGCTGCAAAATCCGTTCCGGCTGATCGAGTATTTTCTCAATCACGGA